CTGGAGGACCGGTTTTTAATCAGGGGAGAATATGCAGGGCTGCATGTGCTTTTGACCCACAGGCAGGGAGAGGCGGAGGAAAGTCTGGTGGCCCGTGCGGCTGAACTGGGAGTGAAGGTTTATGGAATATCAGGATGCTTCATACAGCCGGAGGAGAAGCTGTTTGATTCAACCGTTATGCTGGGATATGCCAGTCTCAGCGAGGAGGAAATCCGAAATGGCACTAAGTTACTGAGTAAGGCCTGGACATTTTAAGCTGCTGTATGAACTTTTCAGACAGCGAACGGGATTACGGGTTAAATAACAGATAATATAGCAGGTAATATAGCAGGTAATATAACAGGAAAAATGACAGGAAAGGAATGGTATGCCATGAAGGGCAGGAATAATACATGGACAGATATGGCTGCTGCCGCTGCTTTTGCAGCGGTACTGGGAATCAGTGCCTTCTGGGGTCAGCATGACAGGGCCTATGACCAGGCAGGAACGGCGGGCAGCGCTTATGGCCGGATGTATAACCAGGCAGGTCCGGCGGATGAAGATGGCGGTCCCGTGGGGAAGGCCGGGGCTTATCCAGGTACCGCAGGGGCTGCGCAGGCGGCAGAAGGCGCAGGGGAGGATCTGGCCCGGACGGGAGGGAAAGACGCAGAGATCCTTCCGGATGTGACAGAATCCCAGAAGGCGGTTCTGGACAAAATCATAAATGCATTAGAGACGCGGGATTTGGAGACTGCCGCCCAGGTCATGGACAGCGGTGAGGAGGAGCTTGTGACTCTGTTTTATGAGGTCATGGATGGGGCGCGGTATCTTTATGACGGCCGGTCATTCAGCCAGTCCATGGAGGGTGAGGGGCTGGTCCTTACCATGCCTAAGACCCTGTATTACGGTACCTTTAAGGGCGGCAGGCCGGAAGGGGAATGTACGGCCCTTCAGGTGGTTGAACTGGATGCCCCCAGGTATGATTACTCCCAGGGATTGTGGAAGGATGGGAAGATGGAGGGCCTGGGCCATACAGGATACTGCTATTATGAGACCAGCCCGGAAGGGGAAGCCAGGGATGTGTGCAAGACAGGAAGGTTTTCCGGTGACAGGCTGGAGGGAGAGGTAACCTATACCACCCTGAACCAGGAGGGAGAGACATCCACCTGGAAGCTGGAAGTAAAGGACGGTACGGTACAGTTAGATGACCGTTGGATCTATATAGAGGAACGTGGGGAGTATCAGCTTATGTCCCAGGAGGATGACAGCCATGCCTACATCATGGATGAGAAGCTGGCTGACCAGCCTGTGTGGATTAACCTTCTGGCCTGGGAGGAATAAAGGAGTCAAAAAGAGTTAAAAAGAAGAAAAAAAAGAGTAAACGGATAAATGAAATACAGAATAAAGTGCCAAAAAACTCCGGGAACATAAACTGTCATGCTCTCGGAGTTTTTCTGTTTTATACTGTTTTGGTTCGTTTACATGGTCTTAAACCGCTGTGTTATTCCAGTGTATCTTCCTCAATGATAGCGGTAGAGCGGCCTGCTTCCGATTTCTCAGGCTCCTCGCTGCTGTCGTCGTAATCATCTTCCGTAAGATCTCCTGAATCATAGGAGGAGCTGCCGTCCATGCGGCGGTAATCATAGAGGTCGTCCTCGTCCACATAGTCGTCGTCCAGAAAGCCCTCATCTTCAAACAAATCAGAATCATCATCCTTATCCCTGGAGTGCTCATCCATGAAATCCGCTTTCTTTGTCTTCACGGTCTGCAGAGCAATCTGAGCCGTGTCCACGGCAGCGGAAACCGCCTCATGGGCCGTGTCCGACAGCAGGCTTCCGGCATCCTTAAGGACATTCTTCGTTGCCTGGGCCATATCTTTGGCAGCCACCTTGAATTCGTCCTTGCTGGAGGAAAGAGAGATGTAATTGCGGTCCAGGCTGCGTGTATCAATGGTGCGATCTGTCCCGTCCTCGTCGGTTCTGTCCTCGCCGCCATCCTCGAATTCCCGGAAATCCTTTTCCAGCTCCCTGTGGTATGTCTTATACTGAAGTACGTAGGAAACGCCGGCAGCTACAGCACCGGTTACTGCTGCAAATGCCACGAATTTACCCCAACCTTTCTTTGCCATGCCAAAAACCCCTTTCTTGTAATGGTGATGCATAAAAGCTCCCCTATGGGTCATATTATGCCTTATTGTTATTATTGTAATACGAATGGAAAAAAAAAGAAACAGCAAATTGTAAAAAAACAATAAAATTAAAAGAAATTAGCACTCAACTCTTGACAGTGCTAATAACTGGTGATATAACATATCATGTGAGCAAAAGAAAGTAGTAAGGAAAAAAATCAAGAAAGAAAAATCAGAATATCGAGCAAGGAGGAATTCAATTATGAAGTTAGTACCATTGTTTGACAAGGTAGTGTTAAAGCAGTTAGTTGCAGAAGAGACAACGAAGTCCGGCATTGTCCTTCCGGGGGCAGCCAAAGAGAAGCCGCAGCAGGCAGAGGTCATTGCAGTGGGACCAGGCGGAGTTATTGACGGCAAGGAAGTAACCATGCAGGTTAAGGCCGGCGACAAGGTAATCTACTCCAAGTACTCAGGAACAGAAGTAGAGATTGAGGATGAGAAGTACGTTATCGTAAAGCAGAACGATATCTTGGCAGTTGTTGAATAATAAATAAAACAGTAGAACATAGAATATTGGAGGTTGATGAAAGATGGCAAAGCAGATTAAATATGGCGTAGAAGCCCGCAAGGCACTGGAAGCAGGCGTTAACCAGTTAGCAGATACTGTACGTGTGACCCTTGGACCGAAGGGACGCAACGTTGTCCTGGATAAGTCCTTCGGCGCTCCGTTAATTACAAACGACGGTGTTACCATTGCAAAGGAAATCGAGCTGCAGGATCCATATGAGAACATGGGCGCACAGCTGATCAAGGAAGTTGCTTCCAAGACCAACGATGTGGCCGGAGACGGTACCACCACAGCAACTGTTCTGGCTCAGGCCATGGTAAACGAAGGCATGAAGAATCTGGCAGCAGGCGCAAACCCAATCGTTCTGAGAAAAGGTATGAAGAAGGCTACAGATGCAGCTGTGGAAGCTATCAAGAAGATGAGCAAGCCGATCAACGGCAAAGAGCAGATTGCAAGGGTAGCTGCCATCTCTGCTTCCGATGATGAAGTGGGAACCATGGTAGCAGACGCTATGGAGAAGGTTTCCAAGGACGGCGTCATCACCATTGAAGAATCCAAGACAATGAAGACAGAGCTTGACCTGGTTGAAGGTATGCAGTTTGACAGAGGTTACCTGTCCGCTTATATGTGCACAGATATGGATAAGATGGAAGCTAACTTAGACGATCCATACGTGCTGATCACCGATAAGAAGATCTCCAACATCCAGGATCTGCTTCCTCTGCTGGAGCAGGTTGTTAAGATGGGCGCAAGACTTCTCATCATCGCTGAGGATGTGGAAGGCGAAGCACTGACCACCCTGATTGTAAACAAGCTGAGAGGCACATTCAACGTAGTGGCTGTGAAGGCTCCCGGCTACGGCGACAGAAGGAAAGAGATGCTGCAGGATATCGCTATCCTGACAGGCGGCACTGTTATCTCCGAGGAACTGGGCCTGGATCTGAAGGATGCAACCATGGAGCAGTTAGGACGTGCAAAATCTGTTAAGGTTCAGAAAGAGAACACCATCATCGTTGACGGCATGGGCGACAAGGATGCCATTTCCGCAAGGGTATCCCAGATTCGCAAGCAGATCGAGGAAACCACCTCTGATTTTGACAGAGAGAAGCTGCAGGAGCGTCTGGCTAAGCTGGCAGGCGGTGTAGCCGTTATCCGTGTTGGCGCTGCAACCGAGACAGAGATGAAGGAAGCTAAGCTTCGTATGGAAGATGCGCTGAACGCCACAAGAGCAGCCGTAGAGGAAGGCATCATCGCAGGCGGCGGTTCTGCTTATGTACACGCAGCAGGAGAAGTGAAGAGTGTTGCTGACGGACTGGAAGGCGATGAGAAGACCGGCGCCAGAATCATCTTAAAGGCTCTGGAGGCTCCTCTGTACCACATCGTGGCCAACGCAGGACTGGAAGGTTCCGTTATTGTAAATAAGGTAAAAGAATCCTCTGTAGGCCACGGCTTTGACGCTTACAAGGAAGAGTATGTGGATATGATTGAAGCAGGCATCCTGGATCCTGTAAAGGTTACAAGAAGCGCACTTCAGAACGCAACCAGCGTTGCTTCCACACTGCTGACAACAGAGACTGTTGTTGCAAACATCAAGGAGCCGGCTCCGGCAGGCCCGGCAGCACCTGATATGGGCGGAATGTATTAATCCCCCAGACACGATATTTGATTGATAAAGTATAATTAAGGATGGGACACAGCACAGGAATATGTGTGCTGCTGTCCCATCCTTTTTGCTTTCCTGCCGTATGTGCGGGGAAGCTCTTTTTATACAAACAACCGGGCTACGGCTGTAAAGGCAAAGCACAGCACGATTCCGCAGACCGTAGGCACCAGGAAGGACATAACTGTCCACTTAAAACTGCCTGATTCCTTTCGGATAGTAAGAAGGGTGGTGGTGCAGGGCCAGTGCATCAGGGAGAAAAGCATGGTACTGACAGCGGTAATCCAGGTCCAGCCGTTATTTACCAGCAATTCCCTCAGCTGTGCCAGGCTGTCAAATTCCAGAAGGCTTCCCTGGGCCATGTAGGCCATGATAATGATGGGAATTACAATTTCATTGGCAGGAAGCCCCAGGATAAATGCCATCAGAATCACTCCGTCCATTCCAAGAAGCCTTGCAAAGGGATCCAGGAAACCGGAACAATGGGCTAACAGGGTGATGCCGTTTACCTGTACATTTGCCATGACCCAGATTAAAAGGCCCGCAGGGGCAGCCACCGCAATGGCCCTCCCCAGCACGAACAGGGTCCGGTCAAAGATGGAACGGACAATCACCTTGCCAATCTGGGGACGCCGGTAAGGAGGCAGCTCCAGGGTGAAGGAAGAGGGAATTCCCTTTAACACGGTCATGGAAAGGGCTTTGGAGACCACAAAGGTCATGCATACGCCCAGTACAATAAACAGGGTCAGGAGCAGGGCTGACAGCATGGAGTCAAAGGCTCCTCCGGATACACCCACAAAGAACATGGAGATGATGGCGATGAGTGTGGGGAATGCGCCACCACCTAAACGGTAACTTTGCTCCATACGACGAGTAGAGGGCTGACAGTTCCCTACTCGCCGTCGATAAAAATATGGAGATCTTTGCCATCCCAGACAATTTTCTTAACCATCAGCTTGATTAAGGTGCGTTTTTCTTCGATTGTCAGTGTATGGAAATTGTCTTTGAAGCTGGACAATGCCGTGGACAGCATGTCAACTTGGATTTCCCTGTCAGTTATGACGCTGACATCCTTTTGCAGACGTTTTTTTTCTTCTTTCATGGAAGCCAGTTCTTTGTCCAGTTCCATGATTCTGGCATTTACACGTTCAATGAAAGCAGTGCCTAAGTTTCCGTGTGACAGTGTGTTGATCAGGTTGTCCATCTCGCTGTTACATTTGGTGATTTTATCATCAAGGACTGATAGGGGACTTTTTTGTGTCTGGCCCTGTAAATCCTGTTTCAGCTTTTCCAACAGCTTGTAGATACCGGAATTTTCATCCGTGTACTGCATGAGGTATTCACAAACAATATCGTCCGCCTGCTGCCCATTGAGGTTTTGACAGTCACATAATTTTAAACCACCACGCAGTTTGTTGTTACAAATATAGTAGTAGAGTTCACGGTTGCCGCCTTTGCCGCTTCTCTGCTTTGCGAACATCCGGCTCTGGCACTTGTCGCAGAAGATTAAGCCGGACAGCAGGGAATAGTCATTATGCATGATAGCTGGTTTCGTACCTGTGGGGATGTTATCTTTCAGGATGTTCTGAATGGCTACCCACTTTTTACCGGAAATACGCCCCTTATGCTTTCCGATAGCTACAATCCATTTATCCATACCCTGCCTTGGGGCATTTTTCTTCCTGTAATCACGTTTATTGTATGTCAGCAGACCATATTTATTGGAACACTCGGTTTTTTCAAAGCAAACGTCTGAATGATGTTCCGTAAAGTATTCCCATGCGTCCTCATCAGCGATACAGTAAACCGGATTTTGCAGTATTTCTTTAATCCCTAACAGAGAGAATATTTTCCCTGTACGTGATTTGATTCCTTGCTTGATTAGGTATTTGCTTACTCCGGATATACTCCGAAGTTCTAAGAACTTTTCCAGAATACAGTCGATGGTTTTAAGTTCCTCCGGATTGTCCTTTAGCTTGCAGGAAGTCTTGATTTTACCGTCAATGATGATTTCCTGTATCTTTTCAGAGGTAAATCCTGTGGGGGTAGTGCCGCCCAGCCAACGTCCGGTCCTTGCCAGCATTAGCATATTGTCACGGACACGCTCTGCAATCGTTTCTCTTTCCAGTTGGGCGAAAACCGAAGCTATGTACATCATGGCCTTTCCCATGGGCTTTGAGGTGTCAAATTCTTCCTTGATACAGACAAATGAAATATTATAGCTGTTCAGGTCTTCAATCAGAGAAGAAAAGTCACTGACATTACGGCTGATACGGTCAAGGCGGTAACAAACAACATATTCTGGTTTGTTTAGTTTTATATCACGAAGCATTTTCTGAAATTGCGGTCTGTTCGTATTTTTTGCAGAAAAGCCTTCGTCTTCATAAACGACAATTTCCGCCTTATCTGATTCGGGGATTTTGGCTGAAATATACTCCCTGCACATTTCAATCTGGTTTTCAACGCTTTCCCCTTTGCCCGTATATACCGATTTACGGCTGTATATATAGATTCTCAAAGATTACTCACCATCCTTTTTTTGCTCAACATAGTCAGACAGAATCTTAGCGCATAAGTTGGAAAAGGTACGCTTATCCTCTTTTGCCAGTTCGTCTAACTGCTGTTTTAATTCTTTTGGGATTGTTATAGGTACTCTTATGTTATTTTTAGAAACAGCCAAATTGTCCACCTCCTTGTATAGTGTGTACCATAGTGTAACACCTTTGTCAAGATTGATGGAGGATTTTGGTGTTCTTTATGGGAAGAATATTGAGGTGGTGATATTGAGAGAAACGTGAAAGAGACAGTGGACAGCCAGACCGTACCTTATCGCACATCTTCCCACATTTTATTTGTCATCTATGGCCGTAATATTTATCGGTTGCTTTGGGCCGGTATTAGTGGGTTGGGGGGATTAATGTTTACAGCATTTGTGGTAGTAGTCATAAAATATATATTTGAATTTGTAAAGCATAAAATATTATTCTGGTGCCTAAACCAGAATGCGCGCATATGAATTTTACGGAAAGTGCTGATAAGAGTAGTGTACGTGTCGGTTTTATCATTATTAGTGGTTTGGTGATAGTCATGTGAATAATAAAGCTGCTATAGAATATTTGGATATTGTTATATAAAATGGTTCCTGGTGAGATACGCCAGGAACCATTTTGAAAATTGTATGAAAGTGTCTATCGGAAGAGTTTGACAAGTTCCTCCATTTTAGCGACCCTTCCAGAAATAACCAGTTTTCCATCCACCATTAATGAGGGGGAAGTCATTACTCCCAATTTAACTATATCTATTAGGTCTTCCACCTTTTCGATTTCCGCATCAATATCCAATTCTTTGATTGCGTTTTGGACATTTTTATATAGCGCATCGCATTTTTCGCAACCCGTACCTATCACTTTAATGTTCATCTGTGACCTCCTCTAATTTTTCGTACTATATAAGAGTAGGGAAAGAACCCCTATTCTTATTTTTTTTGTTATGATGAGTCTGATTGGTTAACGGCCTAAATGTGGGACATAGCTCCCGAAATTAAAAGTGTTAACCATCACTCATTATCACTAATTCGATTAAGCAAGTTGGGATTCGCTTCCGGGTAACTAACGAAAATGAATTGATAACTGAGTGCTGGACCCAATCATACTAATTCACAAAGGAGGAACCCCGTATGTTAGCTGTAGGTATTGATGTATCTAAATCCAAAAGCACTGTCGCAATTATTCGCTCTGATGGGACTGTTCTGTCAAAGCCACATGACTTTTCACATACTATCAGCGATATTACTCAACTCACAGCCTTAATTCATTCATACCAAGAAGAGACTAAAGTCGCTTTGGAATCAACTGGACATTACCACTATCCCATCCTTAAAGCTCTGCTTGAAGCAGGATTCACCGTATTCGTGATTAATCCATTCCTGGTTAAAAAGTTTATGGACAACAGTATCAGAAAAGGAAAGACTGATAAAAAGGATGCTGTCCGCATTGCACATTTTGTGTTAGAAAAGTCATATCAGTTAAGGCCTTACAGCCCTACCGACCAAAAGTATGAGGACCTAAAATTTCTGTCCAGACAATACAGTCAAAGCGTTTCTATGAAAGTCAAAGCCAGAGTCCAACTCTCCAATCTGTTAGATGAAATCATGCCTGGTATTCAAAATATCATTCCTATCTCATCCAGATACCTGGAAAACACGCTTTTCTTCGACTTCGTAGAAAAATACCAGAGCTATGAAAAAATCTCTCAGATGGGTGAAAAACGGTTTGTAAATAGTTACATCGCTTTTGCCCAAAAACACCGATGTAGGGGTTCTCAAAAGAAAGCTCTTGCGATTTATCAAGCCGCCTCTGATGGCATTATCACCCGCAGCCCCGATGTTACCACTTCTCTTGCGTTATCTCAGTGCCTGTTAATGTTAAAGCAAGCCAGCTCCTCAGCCGATTTGATACTGCGACAAATGCAGTCTATCGCTTATACAATGCCAGAGTATTCCATTGTCCGTTCCATGTATGGCGTTGGAGACCGCCTGGCCCCTATCCTGATTGCCGAGATTGGAGATGTACGGAGGTTTACCAGTGCTAAAGCACTTAATGCTTACGCCGGTAATGATGCACCTCCTTATCAGTCTGGGCAATTCGAAGGGACCAATCGGCATATATCAAAACGTGGCTCAGCCTACTTGCGTAAAGCCTGCTATGAGGTCATGCACTCACTCAAGGTACATAAGCCCGAGAATGACCCTGTTTACCAGTTCATCATCAAGAAAGAATCTGAAGGTAAGCACAAGACTGTAGCCAAAATGGCTGGTGTTAATAAGTTTTTGAGAATTTACTATGCAAGAGTGATGGAGCTTTATAAATAACCTACACTTCTTTTTTATCACCTACTGTGGTGTTTATTAAAGTTACCCTTTTTTACGATCCAATTTTTTTCAAAAATTGCTTGACATTTATTAGCAAGTTTTAATTTTTCATACTCTCTGGAATAGCCTCAGGATAATCAAATATATTCCATTGTGCCTCTGCCTCTTTAAGCCTTTTATTTGCCAAGTCAAAATAATACCGGTTAATCTCAAACCCTACATACTCATAACCTCTGTTTCGGCAGGCCACCAAAGAGCTTGCGCTACCTACATGGGTATCAAGTATGGTATCACCTGCTTTTGCATACTTATCCAATAGCCACTCATATAGTGCAACCGGCTTCTGGTTCGGATGAATCCTATACTCCTTGTTATCCATATGCTCTTGCATCATTCCATGCCATCTATAACGATACTTTCTTACTGCTGTTTTAAAACTGGTCCATGCAAGCTCGCAATCCGCAAAATCATTGGCCCCATTGTCTTTATCCCATACAATCCAGCAATGGCTATCATACGGGATACGACTTATAAAATGGTTTGCGCCAAATATAATCTGATTCTTTGATACCCGGAATAGTTCATGGAAGTATTCTTTTGATGGAGGTTCTTTGTCATTACCCGTATAGGATTTGTAATCTTTTGCCTTAATCAGGTTACTGCGGGTGTGATTTTTCTCTCCGCTCTCGCCAATTCCATAGGGGGGATCTACTATAGCCAATCCAAAATATTTATCTGGATATTGCCCCATCCCTACCATGCAATCCATATTAAAGAAACCATGTTCAGACATCTTCTTTCTCCATGTAAATTTCAGTTTAACTATTCTTCTCTATGGCAAGTATTCGTCAATTTTTTGTATACATCTTCGTATAATTCCTGTTTGTCCCCATTATACGTATACTCAGCATAAATACCGTCTCCACTAACCGAAGTTGAAGCTAAACACTTGTAGTTCTGTAAAGTCTTGCAAGCCCATACAATATAAACGTCATCCAAATCAATGCGTGTGCCTTTTGTCTCCACGTCACAGTTATACCAATCTACAAGTTTTCTTTTGCATACACTTTCAAAATGTTTCATTCCTGTTATAATCATATTTCCTGCTTTCTCCGACACTTGGCAGTCGGCAGCCAAATGCTAATTCGAGACTATGGGAAGAAACTGAAACATCCACGCCTCATCCATGATAGACACAATGTTCCCATCCTCATTAACAGCCAAAATCTCAAGTATTTTAGGCTTAATAATAGTCTCTCTATTTTCCCACGTTCCTTCCGGCATCCTTACCTCCATAAGCGCCACTGCATTTAATACCTTGTCTCCGTGGATTACCTTAAATCTACTCAAATCAATTCCCATACGCTGTTCCTTCCTCCAGTTCTCCCGGAAATCCTAATTTAACGAATTAATAAACCTCTCTCGTCCTGCATTTCATCGTGTAATTTATATATTATTTCTGTGATTCCCTTTGATTCGCTGTCTGCATGAGCCTTAGAAATTCGCAATATATGAAGTTCGACAAGAAAAGCTAGTATCTGCTCGTCATCCGCACTCCATGTATTAGCTTTCTCTCTCCGGTCCTTCATATCACAAATTTTTTCAGCCAGGGCCGGAGTTGATAAAAGTGATTTCATACCATTCTCCTTTAAATGCTAATTTTAAAGCTTAAGCTTCGCTTGCCCTATCTCATAATTCATCCACAATGTTTCCACTCTAGGTATGCCTGCTTCTGCTTGCGTTTTCTTCTGCGCTTTCCGCCATCCAAGAAGATACTGGTTGTATAGGTCATTGTCATATCCAGATAGCAATACTTTCCCTGGATGTTCTGCGAGTAACTTTAGCAGTTCAATATGTTCTGCATCCCCCATCTCATACCGGTAAAGATAATTTTTCCGTGTTCCATGTAAATATGGTGGGTCAACATACATAAAGACATCTGGCGTATCATACCGTCTAATCAATTCCATTGCTGGTAGATTCTCAATCTGTGCATTCTTTAACCGTTCTCCAGCAGCCAATAACCTCTCCGGCAAGTTTCTCCATTCTTTTGTGGTATAAGGACTTTTGGATTGTTGACTACTCCTGAACCCGCTAACATAATAGTTACTGGCTCCATATCCCATCCAACATCGTACCGCAAACTTTCTGGCTTTCTCAATATCTGAATTCTCTGGATCATATTCACATGCCCGGTAATATTCGTCACGGCTATATGGTGTCATTTCCAGCTGGACAGCTAACTCATTCGGCCTTTCCCTGACTACCTTGAAATAGTTAACCACATTTCCGTCTAAGTCATTCAGTGTTTCAATTCTGGCCGGAACTTTATTAAAAAACACCGCCCCGCTACCGAAGTACGGTTCTAAATAAACGTCGTGCGATGGTATGTATTCACATATCCAGTTAGCAATACGGTTCTTGGCTCCTGGATATTTCAGTATACATTTCATGATTCACTCCTTTTCAAATAACGATATAGTGGATGTGCGCCAGACCGGAACCCCTGGCCGTATGGTCCTCCATTATCTCTCCATAGGCACATCCGCTGCTGGTCTTACTGGTTGTGCATACACCAGAGCCATGCCAGCTATCTTTACGCAGTCACGGTCCTGCGAATCAGGTACCGGTATGCGCTGCTGTGTTATAAGCTACGATTAAAAAATTGCCAGTACCGGCATTCCGGCTTCGGCTTATGCCCTAACAACGGCCCTGGCTGCCGTCCGTTTCTGGTAACGGCGCGCCCGTGTTCTCATATTCCATAAGCGTTTCCCGTAGGTCTGCCATTGCCCACATAAGGCGGTATACCAATGCAGTGCGACCATCTGGGTCATTGATACCATATTGCAGATTGTCCATGAGGATGTCAGACAATGCTTCATTGTCCTCCGGCAGTTCGCTTGCACCCTCTGCCTCGCTGAATTTGCGAATGAAGTCCCGCAGATCCATGTCCGAATCATAATCCCTGTACCATGCCCACCGGTCTTTTGCATACATGCAATTGTGTGCCAACTCTACCATGTTCATTTCACCGGCAGGCTTTTCTATTGTCGTTCTTTTCATCCCTCTGCCTCCATCCGAAAATAGTTAATATTCATCATCAACCAACATCTTACAATCTTCCCACTCGGCTCCACACCGGGCGCATACCATGAAATCCGGTTCGTCCGCATACGGAACCCCTCTTGTGCAATCGCAATACTTACATTCCCAGTGGGTATCTGACGGCTTTTTTATAAAGCCATTCTGTACGGCGCAACCCCGGCAAATATTCAGCTCGTTTCCATTCTTGTGATTTCTGATTTTTACTATCTTTGATGTATGGCAATCACACATATCGCATTTCATGATGTCTGTTTTCCTTTCTGGTTGTATGGACTATACTGGCAAGCAATAATTCCGGTGCATTTCCCGGTCTTTGTATCATATGCCATGCACACAGGCCAATAATCCTGTTTTGCCATTGGGCACATTTTCTGATTCCAAACCGCAATTTCTTCTTTTGTTTCCAGTATTAGTATTGATGCCTTTCTTAAATAATTGACTTCTCTGCATTTTTCAATATACAGTTCGTCTATTATCCGCATCTGCTGCGGTGTCAGTATGATATTTTCATAGTCTACATTTTTATTTTCCGCTGCTTTTTGTGGATAGGCCCCTTTCATCCTCTCTAACTGTCTGTTTAGCTTGTCCTCAATCTTTTCCTCCAGAACGTGCTCCCTAACCCCTAATAAAAGTTTGAGCTGCCATAACATGATTATGACATCCGCCATCTCGTCTATTATGCGTTCCTCTGCCGCTGCAATCTCCTTATCGTTTCCCCCGTATGCCGCTTTCCTCCACCTCTTGTTGATAGCCTGGATTAACTCAGCCGCCTCTTCCATGCATTGTCTGCTCTGCGCATCATATCCGTACATATTGGCTATCCACTCGATTTTTTTCCACGTTTCTATGTTGTTTTCCACAAAACACTGGTTTTTATTGCTTTCAATCCCCGACTCGTCATGTATGTTATTCACTTTTCCACTCCTTTATTATCATCATGTTTAAAAAATCGGCTAATTCCTTATCTCTGTTTGCCCATCTCATTTTCAAGGTGCATTTCATGCACCCTCTCATAAGCATTATTAAAAACACTTTATGAATCGGAATCATTTTGGGGGGAAATTTTATCTCGATTGCATATTGTCCCGTTTTATCATCAACGGTCATAAATACCCCTTCTATTCTCTCTTTTACTTTTAATTCCTCTGTTAAATCGGCTATCACTTTTTTCATCACAATCCCTCTTTAAAACTTTACGTACAAAGTGTGGGATATCTCTTTCATGATATGTCCTCCTTAATCTTCATCCATAGCATATTCCCGTTTCCTGCGCTTACAGTCCTCTAAAATGCGCTCCAGTAGTTCCAATTCCTCTCCTGACATAAAGGTATAATACTTCTCCAACATCTTAAGTGCATGAAGCCTTTTGGCGTAGCCCTTTTCATCCTCATTTGTGTCAGTATCCGACACATTCGGTTGCCTCTGCTGGTCCTCTATTTTCCGTACCTGTTTCTCCTGACTTGATGGTTGCTCTTTTTCCTGGTCTTGTTCGTCATCTGGATCCAGTTCTTCCTCCCGGCCCTCTGCTTCTTCTGCCTGTTGCTTGCGTTTTTCTTCGATAATCCGCTGTATCTCCTCGCTCCTAACATCTTCCCCACTTTCTATCCTGGAGACGACCTTTTTCTGACTTTCCGGATCTAACTGACTGGCGGCGTAGGCTGAGGTAATTCCCATTTCCCCGGTCTGGAGCTTTTCTTTTACCTCCTGTGTGGCATTGGCATTGATTGCATTAAGTTGCCCTATCTTTCCCGTGGATTCTCCCAATATTCCGGCTACATAGTCCCGGATGCGTTTTCCCTCGTCCAGAATGATAAGTTTTTCCTTCCTGGCTTGTGTCAGCACGTCCTTCCACTCTTGCGCCTGTATCATCAAATCATAATCAGACATTTTCCGGTTAAATGTATTCCCGCAAAGAAGTTCCATGCGAAACTGCGTTTCAGTCATATCCTTATACCGGCACGGGACCTTTTTATACTCTTCGTTCCCTTCCCCTACCAGGATGCCTATGGCCCGCAACCTCCTATGCCCAGATATCAGACGATACCCATTCCCGGCCCCGTCGTCCACCCGGCCCACAACAAGAGGCTCCTGGATACCTCCCGTCAGCAATATTCCTGTTGCGAGTTCCTGTATTTCCTCTATGCTGTATTTATTGTGGTCAGTGACTATGATATCTTGATAATCTATTATGATATCTTTGTATTCCTCTGCCCGGTTCGCCTCTGCCAGTGTGGCGGAATTTAGGGTGTTCAAAATATTGAATCCCATCATTTTCTTTCCCTCCCCATATACTCCTCCACAAACTTTTTATAGTCCTGGGCGGCTCCGCTGCGTATGCAATATGTAATAAGTGACTGGTGCATAAATGTGGCATCCTTAGCCCGCTTAAAGTGTCGGATATGCCTTTCAAATACTGGCTGTCCACTTTTTTCCCGTAACCATTCCTCTGCCGCCACGCTGGTTTCCGTTTTTTCAAATCCAGTGATTAGACATCCGGCTAATTTAATATCTGGGTTGAAAATACGCATAGACATAATCTGTTCCACCAGCATGTCCAATCCATCCATGGAGTAATCATCCAAATGCAGGGGGATAATGATTTCCTGGGATGCCACCAGGGCATTGACCACATTAAGCCCTAAATCTGGCGGATTGTCGATAATGCAGTAATCAAATATGTCCCCTACTGAGTCCAGGGCCTCCTTGTATCTGTTATGTTGCTTACTGGCCCTGTCGTTTTGCAGGTCCAGCACGGCCTGTTCCATATAATAATTGCATGGGATTATGGAAAGGTTCTGATTCTCTGTCTGGACCATGTTCTTTCTGGCCTCCCTGGTCTTAATCATATCCGGCGCCCCCCGTAATGACTCCGGGTTATATAGCCGAAACAAGCGTGATGCATTTCCCTGCTTGTCATTATCCAGCAGCAGGACCTTTTTCTGATATCGGTCCGCTATCAGCTCCGCCATGCTCACTGCTGTTGTAGTCTTATGTACCCCGCCTTTGAGGTTTGCGATTGATATTGTTTTCATTTCCTTCCTCCTTATACGAATGGTAGTCCTTCGTCCTCTATTCCGTCAGGTATATTCATGAATCCGTCCCCCAGGTCCGTCCCCTGGGCCTGTCTGGTTTCCGGTGCATTGCTCCCCTTGCTATCTGCAAATTCCTGGTCTGTCAATATCACCTCTGTTGTATATACCTTCTTGCCCTCTTTGTTTACATAACTCCCTGTTTGAAGCCTGCCGGATACCAACACCCGCATCCCCTGGTGGAAATACGTTTCCGCAAACTCCGCCGCCCGGTCAAATGCAACACAATTGATAAAATCAGCCGCTTGTTGGTCCTGGTCCCTTTCCTTCTTTCCTCGCCTGTCCACTGCCAACGTATATCTGGCAATTGCCATTGACTTCTCTCCCTGCGTGTATCTCACATCCGGGTCCCTGGTGAGCCTGCCCATCAAAATGACTCTATTCATGTTTTCTTCCTTTCCGTCCAAATATGGCTTCGCATTCCGATATTATCCCGTCCTTGGTTATAATCCTGGTCTTATACCAATAATTCCACGACGAGTCCCGGTAAAAGAGATATATCCTATCATTCAATATCCTTTTGCCTATGTAGCATAGCCTCCCTGCATGTTTTGGTATGCTCTCTATGCTTCTGGCCATGTCCCAGGCCACACGAAGTTCTTCCATGGTGCCTCCACTTTTTCGATTGTGATAAGATTTTTTTTCTGTAAATTCATACTCAGTTCTCCGTTGTTAATGGTGCATATGCATTCATGCGCTCCATTCCAGTTGTACCTAATTGATTCCACTGTAATCTCCCGTCTCACAATCGGGCATTCCTTCCGGTTCATTACACCCGGACACATGTCCAGATTATCAAATTCCTCGCACCATATACATTGTGCCGGGCCGATGTAGGTTATTTTTCCACCAAGCAGCAAATCCGGCCTTTTAATTATCAGTTGCAAGCCAGATAAACCCCCATTCTGGTTCTCTTTGGCATCCGTCTGGCTCGTTGTCTGGATTTGGGTCAAGATAATTTTTCCCGAAAATCCGCATAAACTCCTCTCTTGTGTGTTCCCGCTCAAAAGCTGCTTGACCAATTTTGTGTAACGCTTCCATAATTTCTGCATCTTTGTGCACCGCATCCTTTCCTTCTGTGTGGCAATCTGGGCATAAATGGACCGTAAGGCCATACTGCTCAGAGTGTTCCCTATTTGGATTTCCACCAAAAATATGATGTTTATGTAATTTTCCTCCTCTGCCGCATATGTAACATACCTCTGCCGGCTCTTTCTCTATGATACTTTTGATTTTTTCTGTGGCCTCCGGTTCAGGATAATTGCCTCTGCCCACGTCATACTTGTTTCAAATGTTTTGCCGCAGGCTCCTATATACTCCAGCGTGACAATGTGCGGGTATTGTTTTAGTACCTTCATTTTGCCCACCTTTTCTTCATCGTCGCCTCTTCTTCTTGGGTACCTGCATCTCAGCTTATCTCCCGGCCATATCATCCGTTTGAATGCTTTTAATTCATTCTTTGTTATGGGCCCTCTCGTCGTATCTTCCATTCCAGTGTTTACTTGACTTTTACGCATGTTTTCCTCCCTATTTCGTGGTGGTAAATCTGGCGGAATGATTGGCAAGCAGCTTTCTAAGTTCCTGCCACTGCTCCTTATGTGGTATGGTGTCGCCTTTGGCGTTCTTCCATCCGCTTTGTTCCCAGTTGTCCACCCATCGGTTGATGATTGAGTTAACCACATATTCATTATCTGTATGTATATCCAGGATGCAGGAATAACGCAGCCGGTGCAGGGCGCTTATTAATGCTTGCAGAGCGTTCCCGTTTACCGTGCTCTTTCTGTCCTCTTCAATGTCTTTCCTGTACAGGTTTCCATTGCGGTCTAACGTTTCCATGCAACCCCAGTATTTACTTGCCGTTGCATGTACTTCGATTGTCACTTGTCTTTCACTCATATTCATCCTCCTCACCCCAATTGCTGCACGGCTCCCAGTCTTTGTCCGTAGGGTTAAGTTTAACCATTACATATCGCTGATATGGGTATCCCAGCTTGTCCTCTCCGTTGTATAAAGTATCCGGTATTATGTAGTATCCCGGCCTGGGCCGCGGAATCATCATCCATCCGTTTTTAGTGGTATTGATTCTGTGGCTTACGTTTGGCTCCTTAAGATTCCTGGAACATGAGTATCTTTGTTTTGTCGGGCTGTCCTCGTTTCTGAAGGTCTTATCCGTTTCCTTAACAAAGTAATCAGCCAGTTTTCTATATTCTCCCTCATCATAGAGAGGAACGTATTTCGGATGTCCTTTTGTGATACTGCCCCATATCCGGTTTACATACTGTAGGGATGTCTCTTTCCCATCATTAACGTTATTTATAATTATGTGGTGGTGGATTGCCTTGTTTAGGTATTCCGTTGCCTGGATGTACTTAAGTTCGAGGCCATGCTTTTTATATTCGTCCCTCAATTTCCGAAGGAATGTCTTTATATGCCCTCTGGCCTCTGCCGGTGTGGGCCTCTCACCTTTTGGGTATGTCAGGACTACGTGCCAGTCCCCAGGACGGAAATTAGCATTGACCTTTCTCATGAGCTTTCTGGCTGCTTGTCTCGCATTGGCCTCCCTTATCTCTTCCTTGGTCTTTTTCTTGACCGGTTGCCGCTGCTCTCCCTTCCTGCTCCCCCTGGGTATGCACTTTATAACCTCTATGGTGATACCCGCCTTATACTCTATCTGTTTATATCTGCGCATATGGAAGGCTCCCTGTCCTAAGTTTAATCCTTTTATCAAGCCATAAAACGTGCAAGAAAGCACGTATTTCCTTGACTTTTCAGCCCCTAACAGATATAATAAAAGACGAGTTTATTATTGGTCTGTTAGGGACCTTGCTCTTAACCTATTGCAGTAGAGTTAAGAGCTTTTTCCATTTTATGGGTATCATTGCGCCGCCTCCATTCCGGCTGCAAACCGCTGCAGCTCGTCATACAGGTTGTTGTATTTGGCCCATGTAATTGCATTGGACATACGGAGACCATTAAGATATCCCAGCCACATCATGGTTATGTAATCCCTCTGTTTCTCGTCTGGCGCTTCGCTTATAAGTTGCTTGTGATTCTGGATCCACTTTCTCAACATTTTTTCTTCCTCAGACATCCTTTTACCTCCTCTGCCGGATTTTAGCTTGTCCAAATAATTCCGGTCTTTTTACTGCTCGTCCCACAAGGCCGCCTTTAGGCGGTCTGAATGACTTCTATGTTTTGAATTGTTGTCAAAGGCTGATATATCAGCCGGTTTGCAATTGCTATCTGTTCCTCTGCTGGTAAGTCATCCAATCTTATTTTTTTGTTACCAATTTTTATCCTGTTGGTAAATGTCATTGTTGTTTCCCTGTTCTCAGATTTCATTCCACCACCTCCCTGGTAGATTCTATGTATTACGGGTTGTACTTGTTTCCTCTTTTCAATTTGCTTTTTCTCCCCCTCCGTTTTATACTGTACTTACAGGCCCCCGGCAGGGCTGAGTAAATAACATTGGAGGACTTATGATAAATACTGCTACATGGAATCAATGGGATGATATCCATTCCACTTCCGAACAACTTAAGCGTCAAAAAAAGGCTTGTGAAAAAGGGCTTTCTCCGCTTGAAATTAATGAATCTGATTGTAATGCTGTTTTCAAAGGGTCAAGCAGTAAATACACAACCACGCTCTCTAATTGTACTTGCAGAGATTTTGCCTTAAGAAAGCTCCCATGCAAGCATATGTACCGCTTGGCATATGAGTTGCACTTATTTAACCCGCCTTGCGAAGTAGCTAGTACAGATGTACCACAATTGAATAAGAATGAGGCCATGCAGATAATCAAATCTGTTTTGACTCCCGAAGAGCAACAGATATTTGGTTATTTTTGTTATCACTGTGGCAACAATAATGCCTCTGAAGAACTTTTTCCCATTGAGTTTGCAAACAAACTAATTGGAGCCAATCTGGCTTGTGAGGTAACTGATACTGCAAAGTTGCTTAAGCATTTGCATATTAGTAAAGTCAGAAAGTTTCTTCCTCCAGGAACAAAAAGCCCCAGAACTAAAGCTGAATTAATTGACATCGTAGCTCCAACTGTTAATAACAATGATATAATTTTCCCCGATGAAAAAAAATGTTTGACCTTACATCCTAGCGTTTCTCACCTTGGTCATACCATCCATAGACAAATCTGTATTATGTATCCTGACTCAGAACAAGAATACGTTTAGGTTTTAGAGTCAAAACAGATTTATGTAATATAAGCAATTTAAGGCTATCACGCAAATCAAGAGTATTTGTTTTGTAGTGATAGCCACTTTTTATGCCCTCTTTTTTAATCCGGTTGAATCATAAAGCTCATTTATTGAAACGCCTAATGCTTTTGCTATTATTATTACATCTGATGTTTTAATCAACCGTCTCCCGTTGAGCATGTCGCTAAAAGGTTGCTTTTTGAAACCTGCTTTACTAGCAACTGCGCATTGTTTTAACCCCCTTTCTTTAATGATTCTCTCAATATTATCTGCTACCGGAAAATTGAAGTTCGCAATATTCATTTAATCACCCTTTCTATGTTTTCGTTTTGCAACCTTTTTTCGTATTATAGTCTCATAACGCGCCTTTGTCAATACATATCATTAAAAAAATTCGCATTTTGCAACCTTTTTGTATTGACTAATCAATATTTACGTGATACCATACACTTACAGGAGGTTTGCATTATGAGTCTTAATGACAGAATTAAAGAAGCTAGGTTACGAAACGGAATGACACAAGAACAACTTGCGGATAAGATTGGTGTAGCTAAATCTACTTTGACCGGATATGAAAAGGGCAACCGTGAGCCTAACATTCCAACCTTAAGAAAAATTATGGATGCATTGCAGGTGGATGCGAATTATCTATATCAAGATGACATGGAGAGCTTATCTGAACTTGTTGTCTCTTTGGAGGAACGAGAGTTAATTATGAAATACCGTAATCTTGATAGCGTGGGCAAAAATCACGTCAATGTGATTCTTGCATGGGAGATGGAGCGAATTGAGCGCATCGAATCCTCTGAACCATCAATCTCCAAAGTTCCAACCCGTATTATCAGTTACTATCAACATCTGGCCTCTGCCGGAAGCGGCGAATATCTCTTTGACGATGTTCCCACCGATATGATTGAGGTGGTGGACAATGAGCTATCTGATAGGGCCGATTTTGTTATTGGTGTTAATGGAGATAGTATGGAGCCCACCTATTATGATGGCGATAAGGTATTTGTTAGGAAAACAGATTCCATTCCTATTGGTGGTATTGGAATTTTTACCCGTGGAAACGAGTGCTTTATTAAGGAGTTAGGAGTTAACCGTCTTATATCCCATAACAAGAAATATAATGACATACCTGCCAATGATGAAATAAAACTTGTTGGAGAAGTTCTTGGAAAGGTGGTGGAAGGATGAAATACAAAGAATTTTTAGAGTATTTGGAATCCAATCTGGAAGGGTATAATATTTTTATGAGAAAAGCCCGGCAGTTCCAGGGCCTCCAGAATGCTAAACGAAAAAAGAAGTGGTCTGACGAAAAAGTGGAAAAGGCTGCGTATGATATGTGGAGGATGTCCATGGAGCCTCTATATAACAATCTAAAACATGAAATTAATTCAGACTCCCGTCTTTCATGGATATCGTTTATTGAAAATCATGAAGTAATGGAAAATGTGAACGAAAGTATAAATGATATTGATTTCACCGGTGATGTGGCATAAGGAGGTTCTTATGGTTGATATCCAGCAATTTCTTAAAGAACGCGATGAAGCTATGTTTTCTCTTGATAAAAGTAAGATACTGGCCTATTGCCAAAAATATCAAGTTCCTCTCCCGAAAAGTGAGCTTGCCTTTTGGGCCGGGGTGCACAAATGTATATACTCCGTTCGTACTGCTACTCCTGAACAAAAAGAAAATTCAAAACAATGGCTCTTGCAACATGGTTTTTCGCTTGAAATAAAATAATGCGCATTATACACATTTTCTCTTGACTTTTATGCGCATAGTGTGTATAATGTAATTGTAAGGAGGTACAGAAGATGCGGGCCAGAGAATTAGAGAAAATGCTTCTGGAGGATGGCTGGTATGTGAAGAACCAGAAAGGTTCTCACAGACAGTATAAGCACCCTAGCAAGCCAGGAAAAGTTACAATTCCTTTTCACACCGGCGACGTTGACAAAGGGACCGCTGATTCAATCCTTAAACAGGCGGGGCTTAAATAGTCCCGCTCCTTACAATCATAAGATGGAGGTGATTGTTTTGAAACTTGTATATCCTGCTATTTTTACACCTTGTGAGGAGCTTTCCGGTTATACCGTTGAGGTCCCGGACCTCCCCGGCTGCGTGACTGAAGGTCGGAACCTTGTGGAAGCCATTGAGATGGGCGCCGATGCCGCCAGCGGATGGATATTGGACGAGATGGAGGATGGTAATAACTATCCGGCTCCAAGTGACTTTACTGCTGTCCCCTGCCCTGCCGGAAGTTTTGTAAACCTTTTGGTCCTCGATATGGATGCCTATACGGAAAAGTACGGCTCAAAGACCATTCGGAAAAATATAACCATCCCGGCATGGCTCAACACTTATGGAGAAAAAAAGAATCTTAATTTTTCCAAGGTCCTTCAAGACGCGCTTGTAGCTGCTGCCCGTTCAGAGCGGTAAAATAAGCAAAAAGCTCCCGTGCTGGTAACACGGAAGCCTTTGCATAGATTAACCCTTACTGGATGAACCAGAAATGATATAACCTATCCGAACAATAGAATTATATCATTCCTGGTACGTCCTGGCAAGGGGCGTATTTTTTATGCTCTTAAGTCATAGTATGAATAGGGTGATATAATGAAAAAGAAAATATTAATGGCTGCACTGTATATTCGTGTCAGCACCGAAAAGCAAGAAGAATTGTCTCCAGATTCTCAAAAGCGTCTGCTTTTGGATTATGCAAAATCTCATGATATGATTGTTTCTGAAAAACATATTTACATCGAGAATGGTATTTCTGGACGTAAGGCAGATAAACGGCCAAAATTCCAGCAAATGATTGCAACGGCAAAATCATCCGACCATCCATTTGATGTAATATTGCTATGGAAATTCTCACGTTTTGCACGTAACCAGGAGGAAAGCATTGTATATAAATCAATGCTGCGAAATAAGTACAGCGTGGATGTGGTCAGCATATCGGAGCCATTGGTTGACGGACCGTTTGGAAGTTTGATAGAACGTATCATTGAATGGATGGACGAATTCTATTCTATTCGGTTATCTGGTGATGTAACCAGGGGTATGACCCAAAAAGCCTTAAACGGGGGCTATCAATGCCGCCCACCTCTTGGATATAGGATACCTTATCATAAGGCCACTCCTGAGATTGTCCCGGATGAAGCAAAAATAGTTCGGTTGATTTTTGAAAAATACGTATACGAAAATATGAGTATTTTTGCTATTGTCAAACATTTAAACAGTTTAGGCCATAAGACAAGCCATGGTAAACCTTTTGAAAAACGGTCAATCGAGTATATCCTTCAAAATCCCGGATATGCCGGTGATATCCGTTGGAATCGTACTATCAATGAGACAAACGAGATTAGGGACCCTTCTGAGTGGATCATACGGCCCGGCCATCATCCCGCCATCATTGAAAAAGAATTATTTGAAAAGGCCCAAGAACGATATCATTCGGAGTATAAGCGTCGCAATGCAAAGCCCTCTGAAATCTCTAAACATTGGCTGTCTGGCCTCCTTAAATGCTCCAAGTGTGGTCGTTCTCTTTCCTCTTGCGTCGTGCACCGCAAGACTTTGCCGGATTCGTTCTATTTTCAGTGCTATGGTTATCTTAAGGGGAAGTGTAATAATGACTGTTACGTGAGGGAGGAGGAAATAGGCCCAACTGTAATCAAGGCATTGGAGGAAGCCCTACGAAAAGGCACAGTCAGCTATACCATTAAAAAATCTTATCAAAATCAAAGTCGCGGGAGTGAGTTGGAAGTATTATATAAAAACCTTGACCGCTTATCATTCAAAGAGGAGAGGGCCAAAGAGGCTTATATAGACGGTATCGACACCAAAGAGGAGTATAAAGCCAATAAGTTAAGGCTCCAGAAAGAACGGCAGGAATTGCAGGAAATGATTGATACGATTGAACATAATAGCTCCGATACTGTTTCAAATGATTCCCGAATGTTAAGCAGTATCTCTAACGTTTTGGATATCGTTCAATCTGATAAATTTACTATGCAAGAAAAAAATGCTGCGCTAAAAAGCATTGTTGACCAAATCACATATGATAAAAAAATAAATCATATAGACGTCGATTATTACTTGATAGAAACCCCGGAAGCCTTATAAAACAAGGCCATCCGGGGCTTTTTAAATAATGTATACGCTCTTGCCATTTGGTCATCCAGTTCGGACACTGGACCTGGCGCCCGTCACAGTACTGGGTCAGGATAGGCTGTCTCACACCCGGACGGGACAGGTAGTTATCAAATATCTCATCCACGATCAGGCTGATGCTCTCGAATATATTCCTTCCATATATCCACTTGTGGTCAAAGGCAGTGGAGGACGTGATGGTGAAATCATAGCCCTGGTTCCTGTACCACTCTGTGTATACCCGGTTCAGGGTAAAGGACATGATTGCCAGCACATTGGCTGTTATGGTGGCCCTGGGCCAGGTGGAATATATTTCGCTGGATGCCACATTTTTTATGTAGTCCCTGTAGGGCACATAATAGTCCTTGGCCGTACTGTCCGTTGGCACCCCGTCATGGACCACCACGGTCTGAGGCACTACCACCCGGCTGAGTACGATTTCCCCGCTCTCGTTCACTGGTTTTATCTCTGGTTCCGCTATCTTTGGGGGGTAATTCCCGTACAGGGTATGATCCGGTATCACCACCGGGTCTTCGGGAGGTGTTTCCCCGCCAACCGGTGTCATGACTGCCGGCTGTATGGCCGTGGCCTGGGCCAGTATCTCGGTGCCGGATATGGCCAGAGGCTCAAAGCCCTCTGCCTCCACCATCAGATTATATTCTGAATAGGGCTGGATAATGCTTGGTTCCAGACTGTATTCCACAGGTGGCGCCGGAAGCTGCACCTGCTCTGTCTGGCCTGAACTGTTGGTGGTCAGCTGCTCCACCGTGCGGTCCGGTTCTCCTTTATAGCTGATAGTGACCCTGGCGTTCTGTATAGGAAAATTATTCTGTATGTTGATTACGTTAATCTGCAGCAGTCCACTGGATGTCCGTTCTGGATTGGTTGCCATGTAATACCTCGCAGTTTCTTTTCATTACCTAAATATAATACTGCCCAGCCTATTATATGCATGTATTTTCCCCTAAACCTGAAAAGTGCAGCTTAGGGGCAGGCACCGGCACGCTACAGCTCATATTCCTTAATCCGCAAATAGGCACGTATGGCTTCCATGGCCCCCTCTGTTCCCAGGGATGCCGTGTTCAGCATCAGGTCGTAGTTCTCCACATTTTCCCAATCGCGGCCTGTGTAGTACCGGTGGTAATCCCTCCGCTCCCTGTCAATGCGCTTGATGTTCTTCCTGATATCCCTGGGCTCATAATAGCCCAGATCGCTGATTCGCTTTTCCCGGTATTCCATATCCGCGTACAGGAATACTCTTACCAGACCTTCCGCGCCCTCCAGCACATAGTCGGCACAGCGCCCCATGATAACACAGCTCTCCTCCGCCGCCAGCTTTCGTATAACCTCGGACTGGAACCGGAACAGATTGTCCGCCGACACCAGGTCGGAGCCAAAGGAAGGACTTCCCTTTTCCGGGGTCAGGCTCTTGACAATCTTATACAAAAGCTTGTTTCCCGCCTTCTCGTCTGCCAGATAGTAATAGCTCTCCTTGATACCGCTTTGGTCTGAATTCATGCGCAGGATATTCTTGTCATAGAAATGGATTCCCAGTTCCTTGGCCAGCCTGGCGCCGATTTCACTGCCGCCGCTGCCGTACTGTCTGCCAATGGTCACAATGAGTTTCTTTCCTTCCTTCATACGCCCATCCTCCTGTTCTGACAGCGCAGGCCCACGCCTGCTTCCATGGTTTGTTTTCATAGTTTCATTATAGCACAATGCGCCCTGAGATTTAACCGTTATTCCAAAAATCCTTCTTGACATACCGCCGCACAGTGCTTATAATAACACTCAATTGAATAATATCTTCAGGGCAGGGTGCAATTCCCTACCGGTGGTACAGCCCACGAGCCGCAAGGCATGATTCGGTGAAACTCCGAAGCCGACAGTACAGTCTGGATGAAAGAAGATGGAACGATGACATGGACGCGCTTATGCGCTTTTTGTGGCTGGTTGAAAGTGCCCTGGAATGAACTATCATTCCAGGGCTTTTGTGTACCTCCCACCCCCATGCCCTCCGTATGGCACATAAACTGTGCCTTGGGTTTTATATTTTCTGCCTTGAACGATACCGGTTCAAG